ACGCTGTTCAATTCCGGGTGCAGGTAAACGCTGCCGCCGGGGATGGTTTCGTCGGCGACCAGGGTTTGCAGCCAGTCGTTGATGCGCTTGACCTCCTGATCCATGAACGACTTGGTCAGGTTCTTGGCCATGGCTTTCTGGCCGGCCTTGACCAGCTTGCGGCTGATCGCGTCTTCGAGGCCGACGTAGCTGATGAACTTGCCGGTGATCGAGCGGTTACCCAGCAGCGAGAAGCCGCCGAGCACGGTGCGGGCGTAGTAGCTGACGCCGTAACGGTTGAGCAGATCGCCTTCGGTGGAGGTGTCGAGGATGTTGTATTCAACGACGCGGGACACGTCTTCGGCGTAGGTCACCTGGTTGCCCGGGCTTTCCCACTGCTTGACCTTGGCCAGCGCGGCAATCGCCAGGCTGGACGGTGCTAGGAACACATTTTTCTTCGCCGCTTTCGAGTACACGGCCGGCATGTTGTGCACCACCAGGCAACGGTCGAAACCGAGATCGGCGCCGCCCAGTTCCTGGCTGTAAGTCACTTGATCAGCGACCGACGCGTCCTTGCCATCCAGCACCACACGGGCCTTGATGCGCTTGCCGAACGAGGCGAACTCGCTGGCTACCGCTTTGGTGCCGGTGAAGCCCGGCGCGCCGATGATGGTCAGGTCTTCCGGGACACTGCCCAGTGCCGCCAGACCGAGCTTGCGGCCGGTGGTTGGATCGACACCGCCGATCACTGCGTTGACGGTGTCGGCCGGGGTCGCGCCCGCTTCGACGATCACCACGTACACCGGCACCTTGACCACTTTGAGGATCTGGTAAACCGCGTGATACAGCGTGCCCTCTTCAGCGCCGGTCGGATCGAGCAACGCGTGAGTGGTGAAGCTGTTGATGCGGAACGGGGCGTTACGCGGAATCAGCGGATCGGCTTTCGGCGCGGTGCCGACCAGACCGATGACGTTGTCACCCAGGCCACCCATGGCCTCGGGGGATTCGGTGGCATTGACGGTAATGCCGTTGTGCTCGAAGTTCAAAACCTCAGCCATGGTTAGTCAGCCTTCTTGGCAGCGGCCTTTTTGGCCTGGGTGGATTGGGTTTTCAGTTCCAGTCGCCCGGCGCTGTGCAGCGCACTGGCCTCGACGTCGAGCAGATCAAGGTCTTGACCGACGCTCGACCAGTGCCCACCGCCGGTGGGGAATGGAACGAGCACGGTGTAGGTTTGGCGGGTTGCCATTTTTCGTTTCTCCATAAACGGGAAAGCCCCTCGTGGGGAGGGGCTTTGGCGGGTGTTGATTTGTTTTAAGCGGACAAGAAAACGCCCCGAGGTGCGGGGCGTTATTCGGGTTCGGGAGCAAGCCATTGAGGCGCTGACGGTCGGTATTGAAGCTGGGGGAACTCGTCAGACTGCGGCCAATTTCGCAGCGAGCGACGGTATGCCTGTAATTGCGTGTACTGAAGAACAGTCAACGTCCTGCTGTCTCCGTCCTCTGACTCATCCCGATGACGCGAAATAATACCGTCGGTAGTGAAAAGTTGAGCATCACGCCAACTGCGCTCATTGGACTTGAGTGACGTAAATGATTGCGGAGGATCAATCAACAATGGATAACCATCCTCGCCAGCAGAAATAACCCTACCTTTCGATTGTCCTTCGAGAATTTGCGCATGCAGTTCATTGGTGATTTCTACCGCATTCGCGGGAATAACGCTGTGTACAGTCCGATCATAAAATCCACCGGTGTCTTTACTGAAATACATCATTAATCCCCTATGGCTATGTAGTCAAAATTTCCACTGCCCAATGCAAAGGAGCTTCCACTCCAGTTCACCGACCTGACCGTAACCCCAAACTGACTTTTCCCAGTTGTGCCATAGGTCGTAAAGTTTGAACCACTCCACCCACTAGCTGTACTTTCGTTGACAACCACTTGCCGGCAGGCTGTGGGAAATGCAATCGGAAATGTTATGGATACAGTACCGAGATTGGTGGTTCCCGAACCTCTTTGAATAATCATTCCTCCTGGTAGTTTCTGGTAGCCGTTCTGCAGCAACGACGCCGAAAACTCATTGGAGTACTTCAGTGAAGCAGCGCCTTCCTCAACGACATAATTGTTGTCGCCACAAGTAACAACAAGATTGGAACCGCTCTGAACCGTAACACTGGTAAGCGTTTTAGCTAGCGCTACGATGGTGTCATTGCCCTGACGATTCAGTGTCACGTCAGCTGTTCCGATGTTGAGGACGTAGAACTTGGACCCAACGGGGCTGGCGACCAGTGGAGGCAGTGTCACGGCTCCCGGCCCGTTTATAACGATTCTGCGCCCGGCCATGGCCGGAGTCAGCGAAGCCGGTAAAGTCACGATGTTCGTCTGACCGCTGAAATTTCCTAGCGCACGCTGAACGAACTCTGTGGTGGCAAGTGCCTTGCCGGTGTCGAACTGTGGCTGAGTGGTGAATACAGGTGCGCTGATAACACTTGTGTAGCGGATGGCGATGCTTCCACCTATCAAACGCCATTGTCCATTTAACCTGATGAACTCTGCCGTATCCCCCAGACCAAGAACAATTGGCCCAACAACCCCGGTCGACGTATTCAGGGTGTCTCCACCAGCGTTGGCGGAAATCGTTACAGCCCCGGTACCAGCGTTGACTATCGTGATGATCGCAGTTGCCGTAGCGGGAACCGACGAGGTCGGCGGGAGGGTGCAAGTGATCGGTCCGGCATTCGAAAGACTGACTAGCCCACCAATGTCAGCCAGCGTCACGACATAACTAGTACCAACCGATTTGAACGACGAATATTGCAATCCATGGCGCCGCACGAACTCAGAGTTGACCAGCAACTGACTACCATCGAATTGCGCCGGCGTTGGACAGGTCGGCCCCCCCTCAAACGCGGGCGACATCAAACGGGCAAAACCTGCCGTCACGTCTTGGAACGTCAATGGGGTTGTATCAAGTACTATCGGGCCATCTGTAGTCAGCTGCCAGATCGTATCAGCGAGGGTTGCCCCTGCTTCCACCGTAACCTCTAGATTAGGCGTTACCTTCGCACTGGTATCCGCATCTTTCGCCCGAATCCAGGAACCATTTGCCGCAATGTAAATTCCGTTGTCTTTTGCTTGCGTCTGGTTTTTAACGAGCACGCGATCGCCTGAAATGACAGCAACCGCGTCAATCATTTGGGCGCCGCTCAATACGATATTTGCCTTGGTTGCGACCCGTACCGACTGTTTTTTGTCGAGCTTAGCCAGTTCATCCGCCACGTAACCAGCCACCCACGCACGTGTGGCTTTGACCACCGTGTCGTCGATCAGCAAGGTCACCAGCGACGCATTGCTGGTCTCGAAAATCGAGCGAATGTAGAACTCTTTCCCCGAACCCGAAGTGGCCAGTACCGGTTTGAACGACTCCGGGTATTTGACGATGGCGTAGAGAATTCCAGTGTCAGTCCACAAGCCGGCTTCTCGCACATACCAGCCGCCAACGTCAGGCGGAATGGTCACTTCGGCGAGCAGCCAGCTCGGATTCTTCTCGTCCTGGAACAGCGCGTTGAGCGGACCGCGCCAGACTTCGCGTTTCAGCGCGGTAGCCGTCGCGGCCGGGTTGTAGACCGCGCCGCCGCCGTCGCCGACGGAAATCTGCGTCAGCTTGATCGGTGTGCCCGCAGCCTTGCACGCCGTTTCGTAGGCAATCCCTGCGTTGGTGAGCAGGGTGTAATAGTCAGCCATTCAGGCCCCCTGAGGATAAATAGTGGATGTTTCGACGGCGTACATGCCGGCAGCCAGGAACGCCTCTCCCGAGGTTTCGAGCCCCTCGATGAACACCGGATAAACCGTGGTCAGCTCACCGCAAAAGGTCGCAGCGGCAATGGAATGACTGCCGAACGCGCTCAAGCCAACTGTCACCGAAAGAATGTCCCGTTCGCTCTTGGCATCGGCCAGACGCCGGTCGAGACGGGCGTCGATTTCTGCGCTGTAAGGCTGCTCGCTGAAGGCGCGTACGCTGAAGCTGTAAGGCACGCCGGGCGGCGTCTGTTCGTACCAGGCGCGGACTTCGGGGCGCAGCTGCAAACCCTTGGCTGCGTTTTCCAGCGCCTTGCGGGTGCCGGCCTGGCGTGCGGTGGGCCAGGCCAGTTCGACGGTCAGGCGCTTTTCCGCTTCCGGTGCGCTGGTGCTCCATTCGGCGACACCGCGATCCGCTGCCAGATACGGCAGGAATGCCACCGGCGTTTCGCTCGGGTTCATCAGTTCGGGAAACGGCGGCGCGATGCGATCAAGCAGTGCGCCGAAGCCCAGATCCAGTCCACGTTCGAGTGCCGAGCCGTTGGCCGGCAGCAACGTCGGGCTATGCGTTGGCTCACTCATAGCGTCAGCACCTCGACCTCGACCGCCGTGCAGTACGGCGCCTCGAAGGCGCTGGTGATGATCGGCGCCAGCGGCTCAAGAATCTGCAGTTGCACGGCGCCGGCGCTGTGCAGTGTGTAGTCGATCCAGCTCGGATCGACCCGCCCTTCGAGGCGATGGCAACTGTCGGCGTAGGCTTGCAATTGCTGTTGTGCGGCGACTTTGGTCAGGCCCGAGTCGGGGCCGGAATTGATCTTCGCCACGACACGGATTTTGTAGCGCTGAATGTCGGCAGCCTTGACCGTGACGAGGTCGGTTTCCGGCCGCACATCAGGGCGGGCGAAGTGCTGACGCACGCCATCAAGCAGGGCTTGCGACGGTGTCCCATCTCCCTCCCGAGCGAGCACCGTGACCTGCACTTCGCCCGGTGCGGTGCGGCGACCGTTGCCGTCCTTGACCTGTGCCGCGAGGCCGTCCGGGTTGAAGGTGTAGGTGACATTCACCACACCTCCATCCGTCGATTCGACCTTCACCGTTGGCCGTTCACCGAGGGTGAATACCTCGCGGCGATACTGCATCCTTGAA